CGCGAGTTCCAATTGCAGGAAGCTCGCAAAGAGCTGTCAGAGCTGCGCAAGGAGGCAGGCAGTACATCGGCTCAAAGTTTGAAAGAAAACAGCGCAGGCGAGATTTGCGGTGTGTTGCCGGGCCGTCGATATGCCAAGGATCAGTGTGAACATGCGAATGTATTCAGAGATGTCATAAAAGGCCCGAGCGCCATCACCTGCGCTGACTGCGGATCCCAAGGAGAAATGTGATGACCATCCACGAACTCTTCGAAGCCCATTACGCCGCCCACAACGACACCACCCCAGAGATCGTCCGGGCCTGCCGTTTAAGCAACGGCTCCTACAATAATCTCCCCATTGCGCGTGCTTTCCGCAATTTCAATGCAGGTTTTGAAGCGAATAAGGCCGATAAATTCAAGTTTCTTGGCTATGTCAGCAAGAAAGGTGCAGTTTCGGCCAAGGACGGGAAAGCGGTCATGTTCTACACAGAGCCCAGCGGGACTGCGACTGAGGCGGTCTACGTCAAGCAATGTGAGAGCCATAAGTCTGGTGGTGGGGCATGAAAAACGATGATCTGGAAGGACTCAAGGTAATCCGCGAATACCACTCCGGAGCGGCTGAACGGCTGAATAGCTACGCGGAAGATGACGGCCTGCGGCATAGCGATGTCGAGCATTACCGCAAGCGCGCCAAGGTTCATGAGCGGTTTGTGGCGACCCTGGATTCAATCCTGGGTGTCACGCTGCGTTGTCCGACCCATCAGCGCACCGAGTGTTTGATATGTGATTGGCCGCCACGCCAGCGAATTTCCATGGCAAGCGGGAGCAAGATCGAATTTGATCGAGGCTCGCCATTGAAGGGATTCGATTTCATTGTTCACCCTGACAATGACACTGCGCTGGATGCGGCGGTTCGTGATGCCGTCACATCCGGAACAGGCTCCTATGCCATAACGGGTGTCGATGGTGAGATATCGATTCATCATATTGAGCTGAAGATCAAAGATTGATTTACGCCACTGCGCAACTACGCTATATTGACCTGGCGCCGAGCTGACCGGCCGGCGCCTAGACCACCACTGGAGAATGACCGTGAAGACCTCAATCCAAACCAAGCTCGCCCTCCTGATGATGGGATTCGCCATCGGCATGTTCTGCGTGATGATCATGCTGGCGTTGTCGCTATGAACGCCGTCGCTGAGGTGGATGAAACGACTGAGGCCCTTCGAAAGATTCCGATCTGCGAAGACCTTGATGAAGACTGCCCGGATGTTGAGTGCCATTTGTCTTGCTGGCTTTACGACATGGGGCGTGGTCGCTGCCCATTCCTGAGCGAGGAAAAGCAATGACTGGCCCTTGGCTCATCCTCGCCGGCACCTTCGTGCTGGCCTTTGCCATGACCCTCATCATCATTCTGATTGCGGAGTTCTGCGATGACTGACTACAAAGATCTCGCCGATATGGCAGCTACTGGCATGCACTTCGGCGAAGCAATATCAGCCGATATCCTGGCCCTGATCGCCGAGAACGAGGCCAACAAAGATCGGGCAGACGCGGAACAGGAATCGTACGACAGTCAGCGGAGAATCCTTGATGCGGTAAAGGCCGAGCGGGATAAGCTCAAGGCCGAGAACGAGGTTCTTCGTAAATGGAATGAGCGCTATGAATGGCTACGCAAAGGGAGCAACGAGGCGGCTTCTCAGGATCAGTCATGGTCATGGGAGAAAATCGACGAGGCCATAGCCAAGGAGAAGGCCGGTGACTGACCTGTTCCAGCGCCCAAACCTCGACCTGCTCGACCAAGCGGCGCTGATCGTGCTTGAGGGCGATCCTCGGGGCAAAGGAAGGCCCCGCTTCAGCACTCACGGCGGCTTCGTGAAGGTCTACACCGACGCGGCGACGACCGAATATGAGGAGCTGATTCAGGTCGAGGTGCTGCGCCTCATCGGCGGTCAGGCCCTCATCGACCGCGCTCGGCAGATCAAGCGCCGCTCGTTCATTGAGGCGTACAAGGACTTCGGGGGTGAGCCCATGTTCAGCGGCCCGGTTCGCGTGGAAATGGAGATTCAGCACCCGATCCGGGCATCATGGACGAAGGCGAAGAAGGCGGCTGCGCTGGCCGGCCATATCGCCCCAACCCTGAAACCTGATCCGGACAACGTGGCTAAGATCTGGTTCGACGCCTTCAATGACTGCATGTGGAAGGATGACACCCAAGTGATCAAGGTCAGCATCGACCGCTGCTTTTCCGAGGATCCAAGCGTTCTGGTCCGCGTCATCCCGCTTGACCTGCTGCCAGCCTGACCAGTAACCTTTGCTTCGCGGGTTCGCCCCTGGTCCGGGCTTTCTGAAGGTTTCACGGTTTCACCCTTCGGTTCTCCAGACCCGCCGCCCCAGGAATGGGGCATCCATTTTGCGAGGTAGAGCAGAGGCCAGCTCGCTGGGCCCATACCCCGGAGGTCGCTGGTTCGAATCCAGCCCTCGCAACCAAACCAACCAACGCCACTGGCCCGCACATGCGGAGTTCCAAGGCCCAGCCCTAACCCGGCTGGGCTTTTTCGTTTCTGAAGCCTAAGCTCAGGGCTCCCGCAATGCTCAAGGAGCGCAGCACCATGAAACGATTGACGACCTTCCTCGGCCTGGCGCTTGCTGCGCTTCTGGCCTTCTCTCCGGTCTTCGCCGGCCCCGTCACGATCAACCAGCCCGAGGATGTCAATTCCGCCATCATGGGCAAGGTCTACCGGGCTGAGTTCTCGGCGACCATCGCGACGGCCACCACGGGCACGTATTACATTGGCCTGACAACGCCGAATGCCCCAATCCGGGTGATGGGCCGCGCCTACAGCAGCAGTGAAAGCCCGCTGACCATTGAGCTGTTCGAGGCAACGTTCTCGGCTGGCGCCAATGCCCGCACGCTGAATCGTGACCTGAGCATTGCCACATCACCGCCGGCTCAATTCGTCAGCGGCGTGACACCAGGGGCGCTCGGCACTGCCATCACTGGCCTGACATTGCGCGCACCCACAGCCGGAGGCACTGCACAGGTCAGCATCAACTCCGATGACAGCATCCTGACCTTGAAGCGGAACACATCCTACGTGGTGCGATTCACCAACGGTGGCGGCGTCAATGCCATCGTCTCGGGGGCGATTGACTATCGGCAAGTGCCGTAACGGCCAGAAATCATTTACACTGGCCATCCACTGATTCAACAACTCCCCCGACCAAGGAACTCACCATGTCCAATACCAAAGGCCCGGCAAACATCCCACAGGGCCAGCTGTCCGAGGCGCTGAACGTATCGCAAGCGGCCTGCTATGCGGCTATCGCGGTTCAATACCATCAGGCGCATGACCCGATTTACATCGCTATGACACCACTGGTTGAGCGCCTGGCCGAGCTGGCGTTGCGCGGCCTGGAAGAGGGCAAGATTGACCAGCCTTTGCCAGATCCGACCGCCAGCGATACAGTTCAGTGAGCTGACCAGCAGCAATAACAAAGCCCCGGCCCAGCGCCGGGGTTTTCATTTCAGGAAATTGATATGGCCCGACCAAGCCTTTACAAGCCCGAATATCCAGAGCAGGCGCGCAAGTTCTGCTTGCTGGGGGCGACTGACATTGAGCTGGCCGACCTGTTCGGCGTCAGCGTGGGTGCGCTCGCGAAGTGGAAGAAGAAACACCCGGAATTCGCTGATGCCGTGTCTCGGGGCAAGGACATTGCGAACGCTGAGGTGGCCAGCAAGCTCTACAAGCGCGCCATCGGCTACACGTATCAGGAGGTGTCGACGCGGCTGGTCAAGGAGGTTGAACACAAGACCACCACCACCAAGCACTGCCCGCCGGACGTGACCGCCTGCATCTTCTGGCTGAAGAACCGTGACAAAGATCGCTGGCGCGACAAGCACGAAACCGAACATACCGGGAATGTCACCTACGGCAACCTGACGGATGAAGAACTTGAACATAAAATCAAGCAGCTCAAAGAACCTCAGCAGGGATGAGAAGATTCAGCTGCTGGCGCTGCTTGAGGAAAAACGGCGGCGGCAGCAGAAGCACGCCTTCAAGGAGCGCTTCGGCACCCTGTACGTCTGGCAGCGCAAGTTCATAGCGGCAACCGCGGCTAATAACGTCTGCATGCTGATGGCGGCCAACCGGGTCGGTAAGACCATGACTGGGCTGACCATCGACGCCGCGCACCTGCTGGGCGAGTACCCGGAAGATTGGGAAGGTCACAAGTTCGAGTTCGCCCCGCTGTGCTGGCTGCTCGGCTACTCGATGGAGAAGACCCGCGACCTGCTCCAGACCCCACTGTTTGGCACCTACCAGAACGGAAAGTGGTCGGGCGGCCTGATCCCGGCTGACCGCATCGTCGGGCACCTGTCGGCCACCGGCACCAGTCAGGCGATGCGGCAGATCACCGTCAGGCACGCCAGCGGCGGCACGTCGACGGTTCAGTTCTGGTCCTACAGCCAGGGTCAGCACGCGATCATGGGCGACACCGTGGACTGGTTCCACATTGACGAAGAGCCCCGCGACAAGGACATCTTCCCCCAGGTGCTGACCAGGACCGCGACCGGTGATCGGGGCCAGGGCGGGCGCGGAATCCTCACGTTCACCCCCGAGAACGGCCGCACCCCGCTGGTTGTCCAGTTCATGGATACGGTGGTCGAAGGCCAGTATCTGCAGAAGGCGACGTGGGACGATGCACCACACCTCACGGCCAAGACAAAGGCAATGCTGCTGGCCATGTATCCGGCGTGGCAACGCGACATGCGCACCCGTGGCGAGCCATTGCTCGGTGCCGGCCTGATCTTCGACCTCGGCAACGAGACAATCGAATGCGCACCGTTCGAGATCCCGGATCACTGGTGGCTCATCAACGGCATGGACTTTGGATGGGATCACCCGCAGGCACACGTCCAGCTGGCATGGGACAAGGACGCCGATGTGATCTACGTCACCAAGGCCTGGAAGAAGTCGCGGACCATCCCCGAGGTGGCCTGGGGCGCCGTCAACAGCTGGGCGAAGGGCGTCCCCACCGCCTGGCCGCATGACGGCCTGAACACCGAGAAGTCCAGCGGTGAGCAGCAGAAAGCAGGGTACAAGGCCGCCGGCTGGAAGATGCTGCAAGACCATGCGACCTGGCTCGATGGCGGCTTCGGCGTAGAAGCCGGCCTTGTCGAACTCTACGCCCGTATGGAGAAGGGCACTTTCAAGGTGTTCAAGAACCTCAGCGAATGGTTCGACGAAAAACTAAACTACCACCGCGACGAAAACGGAAATATTGTCAAGGTACAGGACGACTTATTGTCCGCGACCCGCTACGCCTACATGATGCGGCGCTTTGCGGTCCAGAAGATCAAGCTAACCAAGCCGCCAGCAGCCGAGGCGGACACACCATACAACCACTTGCCGCTAGGTTCACAGTCGTGGATGAGCTGAGGGATTCGCAATGAGCAACGCTGACAACGAGCTGATCATCGAGGCGCATGAGCGCTTCAAGAAGTGCCAGGAGTTCGAGGGGCGGTTCCGCACCCTCTATGTCGATGACCTGAAGTTTGCCAACGCTGACTCTGACAACAAGTTTCAGTGGCCATCCGAGCTTCAGCGCGCCCGCGAGCTGGATGCGCGCCCAACGTTGACCGTGAACAAGACTCGGCAACACGTCCTGATGATCCAGAACGAGATCAAGCAGAACATGCCGGCGATCAAGATCAGCGCCACCGGCGGGAAGGCGTCCTATGACTCGGCGCAGGTCTATGAGGGGGTTGCCCGGTTCATCCAGTACAACTCGAATGCCACGGATGCCTACTCGACGGCCATGCAGTTTCAGGTCCAGGGCGGCATTGGCTACTGGCGCGTCACCACGGACTACGCCGACGACAGCTCATTTGACCAAGAGATTTTCATCCGCCGCATCAAAGACCCGATGAGCGTCTACCTCGACCCGACCTGTGTTGAGAGCGATGGTTCTGATGCGAAATTCGGCTTCATCTTCGACGAAATGTCCGTGTCCGAGTTCAAACGCAAGTACCCGAAGCACGAAGAGCTGGCGAAGCGCTCGACCTTTGGCAATGGCGGCGACTGGATCAACAAAGACTGTGTCCGCGTGGCCGAGTACTACCGCTGCGAGTACAAAGACGACTTGCTGCTAGCACTGCCGATCAAGGACGAACAGGGCGAGCCGACCGGGGAATTCGACACTATCCGTCTGTCTGAGGTCCCACCACAGCTGCGCAATGCGGTGAAGGCTGACGAAACCATCCGCCGCCGCAAGGTGGAAACCAAGAT